TACCTTGCTGCTTGAATAACTGCCTTGTGTCGAAGCATACGTGCTGGCCATTGCTTCCAGGTTGATGTCGATCTAACACACTCGCTCATGTATTCAGTGACTTCTACTGGATACTCACGATCCTTACGGTGAATTTGTACAGTGATTGAGACCAGTTTGCCGTTCTCAAGGTTGTCTTTAAATGTCATTCCATCAAATTGTTTGTGGGCGTTGATCATCTTCATCCAGCCGTCAACGGATACGATCGGTTGGATTCCACCGTTTGCCGGGAACGCATAGATCTCTTTGGTTAGCGGATTGAGGTTGTACTCTTGCGCAACCATCAAGAAGCCTGCAAATTGCTCGTTTGATACTCTTAGCTTGCCAGGCATACACGTTGCTTTAATTGTGTCCGCAAATTTCGCCGGTTCCATTTCATACCGATTTGCCATCGTTGTTAATAATGATTTTTTCTCGCTCATTGTTATCTCCTACTTTATTAAAAATGTGCGGCTTGTAGATTCAACAGCGTATTGATCATAGATCTCTGGCTGTTCTGCTTTTAGTCGCTTCGTGTCAAGACGCTTAGATCTCCTCTCTTTCCAAGTCGCCAGGATTTTTCCAGCTTCATCTTCCATAGTGGAACAATCAGCCATCTGTTCTTTGATCTGCAGCTCTGTTCTTTTAACTGCAGCGCTAATATCTTTTGCTTGTTGTTTAAGTTGTTTAGCTTCATCAATCATTAAAGTGTGTGCAGCATTGGCCGCAAACGTTGCGCCGTTATCACTTGGCCACAAAGTATTAGCATCGTTTATATTAATCGGATCTGGTGCAACCTCAGCCAACACATGTTCATGCCAAAAGACAACCTCACGCTTAACAATCTCATTGATTAGATCGTCATCGCGTTTGATCGTGTAGATTCTAAAATCACGTCCACCGATCAGTACAGCTAAGTCTGCAAACTCTGCACCAGTCACTGCCATGTAGTGCATGACTTGGGCAAGATAAGACTCTGGCACTTCGTCGGTTCCGTCTGCACCCCAGCCATCTGGACGGAAGGCGGTTTTGCACTCTAAAATACCTTTAGATGAGATAAGATCTCTATCCAGGTTGGCTAAGATAAAGTTGTGATCCTTGTGCTGCAGGATCTTGTTAATTCGTCTGGTTTTATTGCCGGTGCGTCTAGTGTATTCAGTCGCAACAATATCTTCTAATGTGCGACCCCAGTACATGGCGTCATTATCTTCAATCGGCTCTGCTTGACCAACCTTGTCCAGATATACATCTAATGGTGTTGACCATTTGTTAAGACCTAAAATTGCGCCAGCATCTGATCCACCCAACCCTTTGCGGCGAGCTTCCAGCCATTCATTATGTGTCATATCATTTGTATTCATATCGTATCATTATACTCAATTAATTATCTAATGGAAACAATTTGTATCCAAGTTAAACCAAAGAAACAGAAAGTGCTTCAAGGTTCTGTTTTGCATAGTCAGTGAAATCATAGATCAAGTCGCCTTCATCCCATTCGCCAGACATATCTAAATAACCTTTGATCTCGTAGCCAAGCTCTTCAACATCTTCAAACTTAACATTGCCATCTTCAACAAACGTCTTAATGTATTTGATCTGCTCTTTAGACTCAAGCTTCCAGTTTTTGTAAGCCATCTCGCTTAGTTCGTAGTCGTTGTATCTCTTCATGCTTCCTCCTTTATTGTTTATAGGCCAACCATGTTGCACCATCCCATGGCTCAACATACCAGCCGCGCTTCTCAAGAAACTTAATCATCTCGCCTTGTTCAGAATCAAGATCTTCCCAAGGTGTAAATTGCACTGGATTTGGCACTGATAGAGCCTTCTCGTCTCCAGCTTCGTATTTGGCCCATTGGCGATCAAAGAAATTTATGCCAACATCGTACGCGCCTTTTAACCAAATCGCTTCACCAGGCTTGTTGTCATCGTCCGCTTTAAATCCAACTGCATCCTGGGCATTTAGGCCAAAGCTTCCGTATTTCTCGTTTAACTGTTTAACCATTGTTTTTACTGTCGTTACTTGTCTCATACTTCCTCCTTAGTCATTTCAACTTCTTCCACACATTTCTGTTTTCTCGCGGCAACACTGCCGTCAAACTCACCATCATCACCTAGGTAAGCTGCAAAAGGATATTTCTCGCCTTCAAACTCGAAGTCTTGGTAAACCCCATCTCCGAAGTCAAAGTAGGGCGCACCTAGTAACTTAATTGTTTTCATGCTTCCTCCTTATCTAACTCTACAAATTCATATCCGCTGTATGTCCAGTCATAATTTACATCTTCTGGCTTAGTGGCTTTTTCAAAAGTCTCAACATTTGATTTTGCGCTTTGCAAATTCATCTTGGCTCGTTCACTATTCACCAGGAAGGCAAACCCGGCCAAGTCAAGCACCTTGGCGTTATCGATCTCAGTTGTTGTGATCATTGGCCAGTCTTTCTCAGTCGCCGCTTCCCGCTCAACAACCTTGAATGTCGCGTTGTTGTTTTGGCGATTGAATCGGACAACATAAAGAAACTCAATATCTCCGCTAACTTCTGTGGTCAATTCGTACTGCGGCAAATCCTCATTTTCTCGTCTAGCAGTCAGCAGTGAAGCAACAAACTCTCCAGCGCCGTTTGTTTCTCTATATAACTTGATCAAGTCAAAACCCGTTACGGCTGGGTAGCCATCCCAGTGTCTGTAAATGAAGGTCTTAGTTGCTCCATACTTAACAATAATGTTAGTTCTTGTTCCCATTACGCTACCTCCTTAAAAACATCTAAAACTTTTTGTCGTGTTTCGCTGTCAAAGTCATCAAGCAAACCAGAGCGTTTAATCTCATCAAGATCTAAACTCCAGTAACTTAATCCTTCGATTAGCTGATACCCATCAATTAATTCATCCAAGAACACTTGAACATAGCCAGCAATAAAACCTCTGGCTTCTTCGCTATATGTTTTAACCATTTGTAACTCCTTTTTCGTGACGCCCTTCAATCAAGGACAATTACATTATAGGCTACAAAATGTATCCATGTCAAGAGAAAAAGATACAAAAATTATAAAAAAAAGACGCAGATATACAAAAATCCTTATATTTCAAAGACTTATAGTATTAAAAAATTATCTATATTGTGAGAATTGTGGCGTGCAGCCGAATGTTTCTGGCGGCGTGCCAAAGAGTTTGTATGATGCAAAGCCTAAAACGAAACAGCTAAAACTAAGCATAATAATAAACAAAGTGAGTGAAATCCAGACGACTGGGCCGTTTGACGGATCAGTGTTTTTAAGGATAAGTTGAGTTGCGAGTCTTTTTGTATCGTCTCTATTTAACGACATGTGAACCTCCAGGTAGAGAGTTAAACGATTAGATGCACTAGATCAAATACTGTTTGCCTAGAAACTTCTGCTTCTCCACTTTCGTTTGCTTCGACACTGGCTTGATACAAGTACGCCACTATCTTTGCCGTTTGCTGGGATGTTAGGTCTATATGCTGCTCTGCAGCCACATCTTCAACAACACTGACACACTGCTCTAGTAATTGTTTATCTAGCGCAGCGCTCTCCTCATCGCCGATTAATTGATTAACCGACACGCCAAGAAATTTCGCCAAGTTTTTAAATTGCTCTAAGCTTGGTTCAGATCTTCCAGTGAAATAATGACCGATAGCTCCTCTGGTAGTTTTACCCATAACTGGCACAAGATCCTGCTGCGTAATTCCACGCTGCTTCATGATCTGTTTTGCTTTAGTAATCCAGTTTGTAGCCATTAATCAAAAAAAGATTTATTTCTTATCTCAATTATAGTTGTTTTATCTTTTAAACTAGGATAAAATTAGTATCATTTAAACTGGAATAAGATACAATAAATATCATGACATTGTTAGAATATGCTAAAAAAAACAAAGAGTTAGGTGAGTTTAGATCGCTTAACAAAGTCTGGGAAATGATAGCACAAGAGTTAGGTTGTCATCCATCATTGCCAAAACTTTGGGCCTACAAACAACGACGTGTTAATGCTGAGAAAGTTTTAAGACTGGAAGAGATCACCGGTGGCGAGGTTTTACGACAGCATACACGTCCAGATTTATATCCGCCGCAAGAATACGATTAAAAAAAACACAATGAGGAGAACATGAAACAAAAAAAGGTGATCAATTACTATGCTTCATTTTACGAAGTATCTAAAGAGCTAAATCAAAAGCAATTTTATGAGTTTAATAGCGCAATATTTAGTGTGATGTTTTACGAGCAACATATTGACGATGTTTCCTTTGATGATAAGCTTTTAAGCATTGCCTGGACGTCAGTTAAACACTCTTTGCAAGCCAGTATTGATGGCTTCTGTAGTAAGCAAAAGATAGACTATGAAGATGTGCTTAATAAGGGGGTTAGCAAGGGGGTTAGCAAGGGGGTTGTTAAGGTGGTTAGTAACAAAGAAAAAGATAATGATAATGATAATGATAAGGGTAAAGAAAAAGATAAAGAAAAGATTGTTAAGAAAACGAGCATTAATGATTTTGTTCCAAATGCGGCTTCAATGATGGCAGTTGACAAACAATATCCAAACCTAAGAGCCTCATCAAACTTTTATTCATTGATTGATGATTTTAAAGATCAAGCACACAACCGAGCCAAACCGTTTAAAGATCTGCAGGCTGGTTTTCGGAATTATTTACGCAAAGGATTTATTGCGCCAGCACATCGACCACAGGCTAAGAACTCTGGATTACAAGTTTTGAAAGATGCAGCCATGGGTATTGATCACAACTTGGCAAATGTTGAGACGGCCGAACAAAGGTTTTTAGGATGAATGATCGAATGGTTGCAGCAAGGGTGATTGCTAGACTCAAAGTGATGTATCCGGCTTATGCTCGAATGATGGACAACGATCCAGACATGATGGAGCTGGCGATCGATGAGTGGGCAACCAGTTTGAACGGCGTAACTATGGAAAACATTGCAGGTGGTTTTGATAAATTGAGAATTAAGGCTTCACCGTTTTGTCCAAGCGTTCCAGAGTTTCTGGGTATGTGCGGCGGCAAGGTTCGTCCATGGTGGGAAACAGTGGATGGTTATGTTGAGCGCGGTAAGCAGCTGGGCATTGATGAAAATGATTTTGTTTGGAAGGGTGATTTTATTGCGCTTGTAAAGAAAAAGGCAATTGAGTCTGGGGAAGAATTGCCGTTTGTTGAAGAGAAAAAAGAAGCATTGCCAGACGGTGTTTTGAAGTTAGCTAGGAGAAGTAAAGTTGGGTAGTTTTGAAATATTGATAGGGTTTGCCATTGTTTATGAAGCGTGGCTTTTATTTATGATTTTAGGAGACGAGCATGAAAGACGTAATTGATGAAGTAAGAAAAAGAATTGAAGGTATTGAGCGACAGGTTGGTCTTTTGCCAAAACCTTGGGAAGCAAAGCCTGCTGTTACAAAACCAGTAGCAACGAAGAAGAAATGAGATCTAGCTTTTTTTTACCATGGCCACCAAGCAACAACACCTACTACCGAAGAACGGCCCACAAGGTCATGATTTCTACAGCAGGCAGGAAGTACCGCAAAGCAGTGTTAGATCATTGCATGCGTTTTGGTGTTAAGCCTTTTGGTGAAGATAAGCTTTCAGTGGTCATCATTGCCTACTATCCGGATCGTCGTCGTCGAGATCTGGACAACCTACTCAAAGCGCCACTAGACGCAATGATGAAGGCAGGGGTGTATGAAGATGATTCACAGATTGAATTTTTGTCGATCAAAAAGGGCGAGCAAGAGAGGCCTGGAATGATCTTTGTTGATATTAATTCCATGGAGGATGACGAATGATGCACACAGCAGAGCAAATGATTAAAAAGGCGCGATGTATGGCTAAGAAGATTTTAAGAATGAAAAAGGACGGTGACATAGATTGCCACGAGATTGATCTACTGGCGCAAGATGCACAGCTAATTGAATACGACACGAGAGAATTTGACAATGACAAAGAAAAAGAAACTAACACCTAAGCAAGAAGGCTTCTGCCAGGACTACATAACAACTGGCAATCAGACTAGGGCTTATGAGTTGAATTACAACGTCAAGAATATGCTGCCAGCTTCGATTAATAACAAAGCTTATGAGCTAAGGAAAAACGTGGATGTAACGTCGAGGATCAATGAGTTGCAAGA